ATTAAAAAAGGATAAATTTTCATATGATTGTTTAAAATGAGCAATATTAATAGGATTTCTATCAATTACTGCCGTTTTACCATATGAATAATCTCCAGTCCAACTACCAGTTTCACCGCTTGCAAATTGAACTTTGTTTTGAGTTAATAGAAATGGAGGATTTGCTAAACCTGTAATTCCTCCACCTGAATTGTCTGATCTTCCTATTGCTAAACTTTCTGAAGGTATACCTGTGTAAAAATTATAATCTGCACTAAATAATTCAGTTCCAATATATCTTGGATTAATTACGTTAGTTTGAGTATAATTACTATCAGGTACTTCTGCAAATTCTAATAAATTATCAGCTGTTCCTGTTCCTCTAAATCCTAACTCAGAAGAAGATACTAGTAAAGAATAATCTGCAGGTATTCCTAAAGTAGTAGGTTTAGCTCCTTTAATGTATGATGGAGTAGGTGAGTCAAAATCTTGATCAAAGAAAAGTGTACTAGCTCTACTTTCTGTTACATTATTTATTATTGGATTATAAATTGAATTTTCAAATAATACACTTGCTGTAGGCATAATAGTAAAAGCATCACGTGAGAAGAAATGCTTTGGAGCCATCGTATCCTCAGGAAATATAATTTGTACGTTTTGTATTTGACTTTGCATACCAAATGCTGAAAAGAACATTGCTGTTGTTTGTCCTGCTGCTTGAGTCCAAGTTCCTGTTATTGTTTGAGCTGAAGTTCCTCTAAAACCTGTTCCTACACCATTTGCTGTACCACCTGGAGTAGCTAAAGAACTCATACCAACGTTATTATTACTGTTACCTAAACCATCACTACTTAAATCTTTTATGTCAAAAGATATTTCATATTGTGCCCCAGGTGTTAAGTTTGTTATAGCATTTTGTAAATAAATAGTTGAAGATGCAGGCTCTGCTACTCCACCTTGAAATCTAGTTGGAAATGCATAATCTGAAGGGTAGGCTGATCCCCCTCCAAAAGTTACATTATCAGTTAATTGACAAACTCCAGCACCAATACCTTCTCCTGTTCCATTTGCAAATTCACCATTTGATTCAAATGCTGGGTCTTGAGTAGCTCCTACAACTGTTTCTTTAACAACTGCTGCATATAAATTAGCTCCTTGACCTTGACCAAAATAAACATCTACTGCTAATTTACCATTATGACCAAATGCTCCTTCTACTGCGGATTTGAATAAGGGAGCTGTTCCAGCACTAGTTCCATCATTATTAAATTGTACTGATAACATACCATTTGTAAGTCCTGCAGTAGTGACTGTACACGTTGCAGTTATTGTTCCACCACCTTGTTGGGGGAATGTAGCACTTGTAAATATATCACCTACTTCAACCCACAATGTACCATTAACTGCTGCTGCATTATTGTTAGTTACTGTTATAGAATCTACTATATTAGAATTTACTACTATAGTTGCTTCAAAGGCTAAAGCATTAGATGGGGTAGTACGAGTAAAAATAACACCAGCAGTTGTGCCATCTGCAGGTGTTCCACTTAAGGCAATTGTTGACTTATTATCAATTCGTACTTGTTCTATTAATAATTTACCATTATTTGCATTACCACTAACTCCCGTCATTAAACCTGATCCATCCCCAATATTTAAATAAGTTCTTGCAGTACCATCTTGAGATGTTATTGTACAACTTCTAGCGGCATTTGTTTGAGTACCCATATTTCTAAATAACATGGCGTCACTACTATTACCACCTGATTGAGATCCTGAAATTGAATCAAATGGTGGATCTCCTTTTAAACTACCAGTAGCTCTAATTGGAACTGCTATTGCTCCATTTGATGTTGCTGTTGTAAATCTTGTAGCATTAAAAGGACCTGCTGATAAATTAAGAGTTGGTGGTGTTGCTCCTGAACCAGGTATATCATCAGGGTTTAAATTTGTTCCATCAAGGAAAATTCTATAAGGATTGTATTGAGGAGGTATTGTTGGAATATTACTACCACTATACTCACCTGTAAAAAATTCATCTTGAGTATCTTTTATAATTATTTCTCCTGTAAAATCATCTAAAGTACGATAGAATTGTTGTGATGCTGAATTAAATAAAACATTGTCAGAAGAGCTAGGTGTAACAAGATTTGTGTTTCCAATAGCAATAGCATTATAATCTAATATAACTGTAGCAGCTGCTACTTTTACAAATAATCTAATTTCTTCACCTGGAAAAATTGAAAATAATTTATCTGAAGATACTTCTATTTTTTGAGGAGAAGGAGTATTAATTGCCATTGAATCTGACATAATAGTACCCCTTAAATTTGACCTTAATTCTAAACTTAAAGTATTTGGAAGAGTACCACCATTATAAGATAATTCTAATGCTAAATTTCCATTATATACAGCATCAGTTGATAAAAACGCATCAAATCCACCTCCTTCTGTTTGGAATATACCAAAGTGATTTTGTTTTAATTGTGAAATATTACCACCAGTTATAATTATGTTTTGAAAAGTAGTTGTTATAGTAAAATTATTATTTTCTTGAAAATATAAATAAGGTAGATCTGGAGAGAAATTTTGTGAATTAACTCCTAAATTATTATATTTATTAATACTTCCTCCAGCACTACCTGTTAAAGTTTCCATAGGAATACTTCCAGATATTAATATATTTCTTAAAGCAATTGTACTATTATATCCAGCATATGGGTCTCCTCCATCAATTTGAGATTCAGGTACTCCATCAACTGATCCAGTTTCTGGTGTTATAGCAATAACTGTATCTAGATTCATAGCAACCACTGCATCAGTTTTGTTTCGCTCTAATAGATGTTGTTTTACGATAATTCCTGTACTTAAACTAGTACGTGCTGGGACATAATTTTTTATTGCTTTAAATAATGATGTTTCATAAAATTTAATTAACCTTTGATAATCAAATTCTTGTTCAATAAGAGTAGGTGCTCCTGTAAATCTAGGATCTGTAACAGTATAACCTTGATATTTTTTAAAATAATCTTCCGCAATACGAGTTAATTCTGGATATCTATCTGAACTTTCAGATATAAATCTTGGGTCAGCTATTGCATCAGAAACTACACCATGTCCAAATGTAGCAATAATATCATCATTTATTTCATTTTGAAATGAAAAACCAACTTCTAATGAATTTAAATCTTCAGTATAACTTGAACTTTGTTCAAATTCTTGTTGTATACTTCTAAAAGGTGATAATGTAGTACCATATTCATTTCCATCTATTACTTGAATTTTATTTTTAATTCTGTTTCTAATACCAGCTGCTGGCTGGTCCATATAATTTATTTCATTATTAGGTGCTAAGAAAGAAGATGATATGGCTTTATTATATAATCCATTTCTTCCTTGATAAGCAAAACTAAATTGTGATGAAGTTACATTAGCTGTTGTAATAAAAGATGAAGTATATAAACTTCCAAATTTATTAACTAAGGATGGATGTACTGACCCTAATCCATTTTTTCCTGCAAATGCATTAGTACCCCCAAAAGTAAGTGCTGCCATATTACCTCCTTGAGCATTTGTGAAAGTTGTAAAATTACCACTTCCACTAACATTGTTATATTCTAATTCATTTCCTAAAGGTAATCTAAAAGATAATAAATCAAAAGAACTACCTTCTCCTGTATTAGCATCTCCATGTCCTTGTATAGACTCAGGATTCATTACATAATCATTAAATTGTGATCCTGATAAAGCTCTTCTATAATATCTAAATTCTTGAAATGATCCTGAAAAACCACTACCAACATTTACTCTATCATATAGACCTGGTGCTGATGCGTTTGTTCCACTTCCAATAAATATATTTTCATTATTTACTCCATTATCCATCATTCCTCCTAAAACAAGAGCACTAAATCCTTTTACATATGAATTTCCTGCAGGGTTATAAGTAGTAACCTCATGAATATCATTCCATGCTGAATTATATGAAGTCCCTTCATTTATAGTTTCAACTCCTTGAAAACCTATTTGGTTACCATCATAACCTTCATAAATATTATTTGCTGTTCTTAATTCATATGTGATACCTACATTATCTTCTGTTGATGCAGATATATGTGTAAGTCTTTGTAATTGTACTGACCACCAATTTCCATCAAAAAATGGTAATGAAATAGGATTAGTTGATACAACTCCTCCTTCAGCTATTGATCCTGATAAATGAAATGTTAAATTTCCATATTTAGAAGTAGTTGGCAATTGAGATCCATTAAATGACCCTGAATTAGATCCCGAATATGCTAATGTTACTGCAAAGTCTGCAGTTCCATCATTTAAATTTCCTTTTACTAATAAAGATTGAGAAAAATTAGATGTTGGAGTTACTTGTTCATCAACTTTAAATCTAAACTGTATGCAATCAGGTACAGCATAATAATTTGTATTAGTTATTGGACTAGAACCTGTAGCATAATAGTTAGCTGTTAAAGGCTGCCAAGGTATTCTAACCGATGCTGTTGGGGATGAAAGTGCTGATGTGTAAAATGTTTTAGGATAAGTAGTCATAGCAGTACTATAACGGTTCATCCATAAATCATAATCATTTTCATCATCTTTATTTTTACCCCCAAATTCACTTATACGAAGCATTGTATTTGGAACACCCCATATATTAATTAATTGTCTTAACCCAGTAACTGTTCCTTTTCTTTTTACAAGAGAAACCATATTATGAAATATTCTTTTATATATTTCTTGGGCTGCGTTTTCTAAGGGGTAAGGGAATGCTGGGTCTGCTAAATTAATAATATAACCTAAAGTTGTTTGATTTTGATCATAATAGTTAATAATAGAACCAGATGTAATATCTATATAACGATTAATGTATTCTTCTCCTGATCCTATAGTAGGAAATACTCCAATTTGGTTAGGATTAAATCCAATAGAATTAAAAGAATTTGCATAAGTATTAAAACCAAAAGATTCTATTACTTCATCAGCCATTTGTAGAGGTAAAATAGATCCTGTTAGTTGAGAATTTGTATTTCTAACCTGTTCAACTGCTTCTGTGTATAAATACATTTCATCAAAAGATTGACCAACCATATTTACAAATTTTACATATTGGTTATTATTACTATTATCTGTAATAAAAGGAGGTATAATGTAATATAAATAATCTTGGTTATCATTATCATAACGAGATGCAGAATTTATTTGATTTTTTCCTGTGTTGTAGTATTGACCTATATCATTAGTAGTACCAAACCAGTTTTTTAGTGCCGAACTTGATACTGAGTAATTAGGATAAGGGTATGTAGAATCATATTTAGGCCAAGAATTTGAACCTGTAATGTAATATAAATAATATTCATAACTATCAAATTTACTAATTATATCATTAATATTATTATTAATTTCACTATAACTTGAAGAAAAAGTAGGAGTTAATTGATTACCAGCTGATACTGTATCTAAGTCTAAAATTGATGCTTCAAAGGCTTCTATAGATGCCATCTTATCATAAAAATTATTTAGTCTTTGTTCTGCTGATGAGTATTTTACAAATTGATTCCAATCACCATAATCTTTTCTTAAAATAACACCAGTTTCATCTTGTAAAGAATTAAATTGAAAATAAGATTGAGAAGAATTCGCATTAATTAAATCATTTAAATTTTTATAATTAGTAGAATTATTAACCCTATCCTTTAAATCAATGTTAAAATTTGGACCTTTTAAAGATAATAAACTATCTACAAAACTTAAATTAGGATTAAATGCAATTTCATAAGCTTGTGTTTCAGCTACTTTTGAAATTATTTGTATTTGTTGTTCTACTACATATGCTGGTGGGAGAGGTTGATATAATTTTATTAAAATAGATGCTGCTGTAGTTGATCCAGATATAGGAAGTTCTAATTGACTATTAACTGCTATAAAGTTTTTATTACTTCCAAAAGCTACATAAAACTCATCAGCATCATTTCTTGAATTTAATTTAGTAATAAATTCATTATAATAATTTTCTATTTGGGTAGTTGATAAAAAATTATTTTGTATTCTTAATTCTGTTCTATCTCCTGATATATCTTTTATAAAATAAGGATGGCCTTTATAATTATTTGTTGCTCCAATGTTAATACTTTTATTATCTCCTGGTGTTACACTTTCTAAAAATAATTCAGATCCTAATTCATAATTAATAAAATTATAAACTGCATAATATTCACCATTTGAATATCCTTGGTTATAAACATCATCAATGGGAGTTAAACTTACTTGATTATAACTTGATGTTGTTATAGAAGTTGAGGTTCCAACAGGAGCAGTTAAGTAAGAACCATTAATATCATAATTTAAATTTTCATATAGTAATGATTTTGAGTAATCATAAATATAAAATTCCATTTTACTTTTAGTAGGTAAAAAAGAACCTGTTAAGTCTACTGAAGGTACAATAGCATCTAAACTTAATTCAAAACCTTCGTAAAAAAGATCCGCTGCAGATATTTGCGTAATAGATGATGAAACTGGTATTGCCATATTTTATATTCTTGTATAAGTTTGTGTTAAATCTTCATTTACTTCAGTACCCCCAAATTTTATAGCTTTTGATGCTTCTAAATTAAAAGCAGTATCTTCTGGATCTATAGCGTCATCTAAATTGGTTGCGTCTTTAAGTAATTGTAAATTTTCAGCTCTTAATTCAGCTATTTCATCTAATAAAGCTTGTATTTCACCATTTATAGCACTATAATTTGCATATTCACCACTAGTTTTAGCAAGATAAGTATGAGATTCTACAGCTCCAAGTTTAGGTATAATATAAAAGAATTTATCATATAAATACCAAAAGTCATCTAAAGAAGCTAAGTCTCTATCGAAAAAAGAAGGATTAGGAACATTATTTAATTGTGTAAATTCTATATCTACAGTTTCATTAAATTTAGACTTATCAAACCTTTGAGCTTTTAATGTAATATCTTCCATTATCCATTTGTTACTTTAAACATTATATCTTCATTAAATACTTTAGTAGTTCCATCTATTTTAGATTTTAATAAAACCGTATAGTATCTTTCTGGTTCTAAACCTCCCATATAAATATCAAAATAACTTGAAGTTGTATCGGCACTAATTTTAGTATAAGTATCATCAAAAGAAATTACATATTCATTAGTTTCAGTATCTTTTAAAGCATAAAATGATTGTTTAGGTAAATAATAATTATTTAAATAACCAGAAGAAGTTTGAAATACTTTTGCGGGATATTGTGGAATTGCTGCTATTCTAAACCTTTGTACACTTTCAGAATAATAAACTCCTGAGTTATTATAAGTAGAAATAAAAGCTTCTGAATTGTCTAAAGTTTTCATTTTAGATGATGGACCATAGTAAAAATCATCAAATTTAAATTCTAAAATAGGAGGGTAAATTGTATTAGTATCTACAGAATAATATTTAAATGTAGAAGCAAATGACTCTGAAGGGACAAATTCGGCTGATGAGGTTTGTTTAACAATAAATCCTTCATTAGGTATATCTCCACCTAAACTATAAGATTGGCTAAACCAAACATCTACAGTTTTTGTTACATTTATGTCTATATCTATAGGGTTTGAATAGGTAAATGTTTGGGATTGAGTTACCATTTTTCCTGTAGTTGAACCTGTATACCAAGTTCCACCACCTTGACCTCCATTTAATGCTCTCCAAGAACCTGTAGTTAATGTAGCGAATGTTATATTTTGAGCAAACCATTCTTTTTCTTCTGTTGAGGATGACCAACTACAACCATTTGTTGTAATAGGACTATTTCCAAATCTTCCAGTACCCATATCCCAACTTTGAGACACTGGGTACACATTTAAATAAGATGTAGAATTTAAATTAGTTACTACAGCAGCGTAATTTTTTAAATTTGCATTCCAAGCTCGTTTTTTAAAAGCACCATTAATTAATTCTAAAGAAGCTGTTACATATAAATTATTTGTTTTTAATAATAAAGGTGTTTTTAATATATTTCCTAACTTATAATTTTTTCCCCTATTTACAACTGTAATACTTGATATTGTATTTCCTGTTACTACTATATTTGCTGTTGCTCCTATTCCTGTCCCTGTAGAACTAGTAAGAGGAACTTCTAAATATGTACTATTAGTTAATCCTGTTGGATTTTGACCTGCAGCTAAAGAACCTAATAATGAATCTGCTTCTGTAGATAAAAAACTTATACCAGAGCCAGATATATAACTAGTATAAATACTATTAATTTCATTTTGAGAAAATTTTATTAAATATCTACTAGTTTGAGCTTTAGAGTCATTAAGATATGTTGACGCTTCTAATATTTCATCTAACCCAGTATTCATAGTTGGATATTGAGTATACAGTGTAGCATCTTTTTCAGGAAATATTTTATAAATTGCCATTTAATTATATGTTAAAGTTTTTTAATTTGTCTATTGATGGTGCTGCATCTTCTGGGACTATACTTTCATCAATATTTGAAGGTACACCACCTTCAGCTGGAGGTTCACTATTAGTGTTAACTACTGCTTCAATTTCTAAACTAGGATCCGCTAATACTTCTAAATAAGTCCTACTAGGAGTATATTGTTGTAAAGTCATTGTTTCTAATACTCCTCCATCTTCACTATCAAAATTTGTATCAATAAATGTTGCTTTAGTAGGATATCTTAAATTTTTATAATCACCACCAAGTATAAAAGATGATTTAACACCATTTGCGGCTGATGTTCTGTTAGGTCCTCCTGCTGCTCCTTGTTCTACTCCTGCTTCAGGGTTTTCTACATCTAAAGCTGTAGTTTTTAAAGTATCTGTTAAAGGAGATTCACCATCTGTAGCTCTTATAATTCCTTCATTGTTTGTATAAAATGGATTTTCAGGTCCATATTTTTGTATAAAACCAGAATAATTAGGATCATTAATAGGGCCCCCAGTACCACCTTGTCTTGTTCCAGCTGCAGAGTCTTCTACATCTAAACCTGTTATAGCAGTTGTCTGAACTAAATCATTAGTTGAAATGTTAGCTCTTACTATACCTTCATTATTTGTATAATATGCATTAGTTGGTGTGTATCTTTGTATAAAGCCAGATGTTGGTATTAATCCAGCATCTTCATCATTTGGTGCAGCACCTCCAACTTCAGCCTGTCCTATAAACTGATTATTAATCCCTTCTTCATATTCTGCTTCTAGAGGGGAAACTTTAGGAGGAATAGGACCTGGTGTATTACCAAGATACGTTCCTGGAGTAGGAGGTCCTACAATTGTATTACCTTCACTACCTCTTCTATCAAACGATCTTTTATATATTTTTAATAAATCCATATTTTTATTTTTATAATGGTACTACTCTTCCAACAATATCAGACGCAGGATATTTTAATTCAAATATCATAGGATCAACTGATGGGTAAATTACACTATTATTAGTTGCTGCAGCAATATCATAAGAAAAGTTACTATATCCTCTACTAACTCCTGCTAGATTTTTTATATTTACTGCCATTACAGTTTGTACTCCTTCTACTTTATCTAATAATATTTGGAGATCTTTAATCATTATTGGTTGGTTAAGGTTCCAATTATCTATTTGAAAATAATTTGATATTGCTGTAATACCACGTCCAATTGTTTCATTATTATTAAAATTAGGTAATACTATTATATCAAATTCAACTTGTATATTAATAATATAAGCATCCTTTATTTTAATAGAATCATTTATCATTCTATATTCAGACAAATAAGTTTTAAGATTTTGTTTTAGAGTAGCTGATGCTGTTCTTAAATGTTTTTTAGCGTTATAAGATAACACATACATATCTAATATAGTAGGTAATTCACCCATTTGATATTCTGCTACTTTTGTTGGTTGAATAAAAGCTTTAGCAATAGTACCTATATTAGCAGGCATACTTAAAGCTCTAATCATATAATCTTGTTGTGTAACAGTCCTTAATTGAGATTGAAAATTACCTAAAGCATTTTGTCTAATTTCTTCAATAGTATCAGCACCTTGACCTCCATCTGCTGCTTCAATATTATTAGTAGCTACTGAACTAAATATTTGATTAGCTAATGTATTATTAGCAATATTAGGATTAACAAAAACTATGCCTGAAGCATCATATTCAGTTAAAGTTCCTGATGCTACATTTGCACTTAATCCTCCTCCAGTTAAATATCTAATAGTTAAAGTTGTATTAGCAGGAGCAATACCATAAGTATCAGTAAACATAAAATTTAAAGGAGCATAAGCTGCTGTTAATTTATCTTTAGAAAAAGCTAATCCTGTACCTACATTATCTGGGTTTGGAACAATATTTTCATCATTATCACTTACTGTACCAGCACCAAAACCTAATTGTAAAGTAGTTGCATTTAAAAATCTTGTAGTAAATCTTCTTTGTACTTGTTTTAATTCTAATAGATTAGGAGCATCATCTTGTATGGCATTAGGGTCATTATAACTTGCATTAGTAATAGTATTAAACACTGTATCTTGTGATAAATTTAATACTTCATACCACTCATTACCATTACTATCAAAGCAATCTAATACGTTTATAATACCACCAGCTGAAATATCAACAGTAGAAAATCTTGAAGGTGTTTCAAATGTTGCAGTAATACTATTAATAGTTGCTGAAATTGCTTTTCTTGTTTTTTTAAGTAAAAACATATCAGGAGTATTACCTGCTAAACTAAAAATAGTTGTTTCTGTAGGGTCTAAAGATCCTGAAGATGTAAAATCAACTACATCTTCAATAATAAAATTCATAGAAGGATTTTCATTTGAAGTTACCTGTGTATTTGCAGGTATTTTTAAACAATAATCATAATCAGGAACTGTTGCTCCACTCCCATCTGTAGTAGCAGGTAATTGTTGATAAAAAGTAATAGTTGCTGTAGCAGCAGTTGTTACCTTAGGTCTATAACCTAACATATAAGCTAAATCAAATAAATTTTCCTGTTGTCTTGCGTATTGTATAAATGTTTCTTGTATTTGATTATCTAAATAAAAAGATAATACATCCCCAACGTATGAAGCCATTTCAATAAATAACATTCCTGTTGAATCTGAAGAAAAATCATTATAAGTATTAGGAAAATAAGTTTTAGAATAATTTATAAGTGAATTTCTAAAGGTATTAAAATCTCTATTTGTATATGTTATGTTTCTGTCTAAATTTAAATCTGCCATTATTGTAGTTCTATGTTAATCTGATCTGTTTCTCCTATATTCTGTACTTCGTAATCTAAAAGAAAATTTATAGTATTCTTATCATTTTGATTATTAAATTCTATTTTTTTAACTTCTATAGTAGGAAAATTAGAAGCTATATTATCTTGTATAGTATTTTCTAATGCTTCTGTTGTTCCTTCATTTATTCCTTCCCACAATAATGCTCTTAAATTAGCACCAAAATTAGGTCTAAATACTCTTTCACCCTGATTAGTTAATAACCAATTAATTAAATTAGTTTTTATTACTTCACGAGTTGTATAAGTAGGATTAAATACTGCTCTTCCTGAAAAAGGAAAACTAAAACCTAAAGCAGCACTACCACTATTAGGAATAGGAAAAACATTATTTAATATTTGAACCATTATTATTTATTAGTATTCATTAATCCCATTATTTGGTCCATACCAACATTTCCATTAGGTAAAGATCCATTTGCTACATCCATTCCTGGATTTGGTTGGAAACTTTGTGCGTGGTTACTTGTAAACCCAGCTGCTGTTTCTCCTAATATATTTCTATAAGCATCACGTTTTTCTGTTGAAGAAAGTGATGGGGGTTGTATAGAGGGTTGTTGAGGAATTGTAGTAATTGATTCAACTATTGGAGTTGAAGTAACAACTTTTGGAGATTTAACTGCTTCCAAAAGTATGTCTTTTAATTCTTCTTGTATTACTTCTCTAACTGTTTCCTTTAATACTTTTTTTAATTCTGTTAACTTCATTTTTAGTTTTATTATAAATATTAGTAATTTTTGTTTTTATGTCATTTATTAACCCGTAGGTGTATTTAATCCGTTTCTTCCAAATTCAAAATACCATTTATCTGCTGGTGTTAATGGTTGTGATATTGATCCATATCCAGGATTTCCACTCCAAAAAGATAACAAGGATGCTACTTGAGCATTTGTATTATACCAACCCACTCCTAATGTACTTTTAAGTTTAAAGAAAATTTGATATTTTGAGTACATGGCTAACATATTTAATGTTACTCCATTAGGTGTTATTGGAATATCATCATTAAAATTAATAAGAGAAAAAAACCAATCTTCGTTGTCTCTTATTTCTGCTTCATAAATATTTTCTAATTCTTCATCTGTTATAGCAGAATTATTGTCACCATTTATTACAATTTCATTAATTATAGGTTGATTGTAACCTAAATTTATTTCTAAAAAATAATCTTTTAAAGGATCGTTAAAATTATAAGGTCTCCCTTTTAAAAATTCATAATTTGCTATTTCAAAAATAGCTTGCATAAGTGGTTTTCTTCTAGCCATTTCTGATCTTAAACTCTCAAAAGGTCCTAAGTTATTAAAGTTATTTTCTGCGGTTGCTGCTAGTCTTTCAGAATAAGGATATAATTTATTATTAGGAATATTTTCAAAATCACCATCTTTACTCCATCTTTTACCTACTGAATTATAATTTCCTCCTATATCTCTAGCTTGTTTTAATAATGTGATTGCTTGATTTCTAATTCCACTTATTGCTGCTTTTAATTGTATTTCATTTACAGTACTTGCATAATCAGCTAAAAATAAAGTTTTTATAGTTGCATTTAATACCCTATCCCCTTGTTGCCATTCATATCCCTCATTAGCTACAGCTTGTTCTAATACAGTTCGTGAATTATTAAATGCTTCAGTAACTAAAGTATCATAATATCCCTTATTTGGTCCTTTATTTTGTGATAATTCCCAAGCTAATTCATATAATTCTTCTGCTTCTTCCGGGTTAGCCCCATATATAGCTGATAATATAGCAACCTGAGCCATTTTTAGTATAGCTTTAAGTGGGTCTTCTGCAGGAGCTGGTGGTGGGAAAATTAAATCTTTTGTATCTATTATCCATTTCATTTCATCTACTAGTACAGCATTAGAAGATGAAAAAGATTCATCACCAAATAATTTTTCTACAAGTATATTTTCATTATAAAAGTCACCCTCTATAACAGTTTCTTTATTTTGAGCTACTATTTGTTTTTTATCAAAAGAAAATTCTTCTACTGTAGGGACAATTTGTTTTCTTAAATAATAATCACCATATAATAATCCAGGAGGTTTACTTAATATATCATCTAATTCAGCATCACTTAATATATCTACAAAATTACCAGTTGTAGCTACTATAGAATCTAAATCTTCTTGGGTTATATTATTATCTTTTTCTAAACAATCATTTAAAGCAACACTAAATTCATTTAATTTAGTAATTACTTCTCCAACATCTTTACTTATTAGTTCTAAAGCATCAGGAATTGCATCTAAAGATGCTTCTTCTTTATCTATTAATGTTCCTAAATTATCTAGAGCATCTGAAAAATTATTAATAATACTTACAGGTATACCTACACCAGGAGGAAATGATGTGGGTATTGGTAACTGTTTAATAACTGTTTTACCTGCACTTAAAGCTTTTACTGCTACTTCAGATCCTGCAGCTACTTTATTTAATGTTGCTATTTTACCTTCTATTTCTATTAAAGCACCATTAATTTCGTTTTTTTGTATAATTAATTTTTTTAATTCTTGAGTTGAAGGACATGCGTCCTTAAATTGTTTAATTAATACATCTAAAGTTTTATTAAACTGAAATGTTGTTTTAGTTATACTAGTTACCATTTTTGATATAAATCCTGCTAATCCCATTATAAAGTTTTTGTTGTTTTAGATTTATAATATGTAATAGAAGATAACATACTTTGGGCTTGTAAACCAACTTTAGTAGCTGTTTGTGCAACTGCAATATTAGGTACAAAAGGAATAGGTGTACCTACAGTTGTTAAAGCTGTAGTTAGTGATATAGTTTGTTGTAGTAATTTTTGAAAATCATCTAAAAATTTATCTCCTAATATAACAGGCTCAGTTGCATCTTTACTTCCTAAATAAACCTCTCTAGTATCTACTATAAATTTATTTTTTGAATCTATATTAACTGTATCTTGTGTGTTTAAATTAATTGAATTATTAGCACTTAATAATATAGATTCATTTTTTGCATTAAATAATAATCTTCCAGAATTAATTAAAACTTGTTCTCCTATATATTTATTTGGGTTTTCAGGAGGTGTATCATAAGATTTATAACTTATACTTGCTCCTTCAATAGGTATTTTTTGATCAGATGTTAAATAAATTGAAGATTTATCAGTATTAATATTTTCTACTTGAGGTACCCAAGAATCATCATCAGTTTTAGTTTGTCCATTTTTTATAATAGTAATAGGTTCTCCATCTTCCCCATTATCAGACCAAGAATTAGAGGGTGATGAATTATTTACTGTACTTCCAAATCTTATAGTATTACCCCATCTTCCTTCTAATAAAACATCACCTTCAAAAGGTTGAAGATTTCTAACTTCTCTTTCTTTAAAAGTTTTACCTAAATTTATTGAATCTTGTTCTGTAGATTGTACTTGAAGGCCTGCTTCCGTTTTTTCATAATTTTCAGCATTAGAAGGTTGATCTTTTAAGGAATTAGGTATAGCATTATGATGTACACTATTCCATATGTTAACAGATTGAAAATAATAATATTGAAAGCCACTATTTAAATCATTTTGTACTGATGGATTAGGTAAAGATATTATATATACAACTTCATTTAAAACAGGGAGAGTTTTTAAATTTGAATGTAAAGGAGCTGCCCAAGATAATGAATCTAAAGGTGCACCCCCAGGATTATTTAATTCTTCAAATAAAATACCTCCCACACCCAAAAATTTACCATATTTTGCCCAATTAACAGGTTCCTCTTGCCCATTTAAAGAAACAAATTTTACCCTTACAGGTGCAATTTGTTGGGCTTGAGATGTTGGTGAAGAACTATTAATTAATGAATTTAAACCCTGTTGTATTTTTGGCATTATTTATCTTTCTTTAATTCCTTTGATACTCTTTCTAGTTTATCCATTTCAGCTAATAATTCTTCTTTTTCTTCTTCAGTAATACTAAACTCATTATCACTATCTACATTTTGAACTGCACGTTGTATTATTGTAGCCATTTTAATTAATTGTTCATCATTTTTAACACTAATTTCTAAATATTCTTTTATTAAAGGTACTATTAAAGTAGCATCACCAATTTCTTGTATTAATGGTTTTAACTCACTAATTAAAGCTGTAATTTGTTGTTTTTTAGTAGTTTGATTTTCGTATATTTCATGTAAAATATCTGAAAATTTTTTATTACCAAATATTATTGAATCTAATTGTCCCATAAGTTTTGATTATAAATATTAGAAATATAAACTTTTAAGATGGGAAATAACCCCTCTCATGATAAAATAAATATTTTTCTTTAAATACTTTATGGAGTTTATTAGCTATTTTAGTTATTTTAGGAGTTTTTACATCAATCATTTCTCTAATGTAAATATATAATGCTTTTTTATTAAAAACATCTATAGCATCTCTCTTTCTAAATAACTCTAAAATACAATCAGCTATTTGAGCATCATATTCTTTTGGAAAAAAATTATATATATTTTCAGTCATATATTTTACATATAAATCAATAAACACAGATAATCTATCTCCTTCTTTATATCCTTGAGAGTGTAAATCATCACCTTCAAACCCATCACCTATTTCAATAAATTTTTTAGAAGATTGTTCTAATTTTTCATTAAGAATAAAAAAAGTACTATCTGAAAGATCTAAATTTTGGTGTTTAGATATATCTTCAACTGATACCTTATCGATTTGTTTTTTATAATTTTTTTGATTATAAATTATTAACCACCTTTTTACTATAGTACCAAAATATGAATATGCTTTAGCACCTTTAGAAAGATCAAATAAATGTATTTTATCTAATAAAAATACCATTATTTCATGTTGTAAATCTTCTAAATTTTCAACACCATCTGTATAGTAAAATTTAAAAGTATGTATTATATTTTGTGTAAGTTTATAAAAAGGATAATGTATTTCTTTAGAGTATATATTACTTTTAAATAATGAATCGTCACTTAAATTATAAGCAACAATAGCATTTTCTGTCTCTTGAGTAAAATAATTTCTTTTTTGTCTTTTTTTCTTAGCTGCTCTTATTATATTATCCATGTAGTCATAGGTTATATTTCTTTAATCTTAAATTCATTTAACATTCCTTGTATAGCCATAACTGTCTTAAAGAAAAAACCTATTTCATCATCACTTTCAAATCTTCCTTGTGAATCCAATTTTTTTAATTTTGTATCTGATATTTCAATTGCTTGTGATATCTTATTAAGATACTTCATATATTCTACTAATATATCTTCTTGTTTTTCATTTTTACGTATTAAATTAGCAACTGCAAATCCTAATACTATTATTAACATTGATAAAATTGAAATTATTATTGTTTCCATATTATAAGTTTTTTAACATATCGTTTAATCCTGGGCTTGATAAATTACCAAGTGCTTTTGACTTAGTAGATTTATTAGATTTTATTGTAAAATTATCTTTTTTTGCCTGAGTTGGATTTTTAAATTTAGGTAACCATTCAATTTCAAATTCTATTCTAGCTGCCATCATATCTGCCTGATGTAAAATAAAAGGTAGTGAAGTACGAGGTTTTTGTTCTGGCATATAACCTTTTAAATATTTATCATTTGCTGAGTCATATAATCCATCATGTGTTTGAATTGCTACCATTTCATTGAATGTATATTTAATATTATTATCCTGAAGAAGAAATAAACCCCTATCAGGTACTGCTGAAAATGCTAATTTTTTATTAAACATATAATCTTCACCTAACTTATCTCTTCTCCATTTATCAGTTTGAGGTATATATGATTCATGGTCTTCATCACCCATTTTTCCTAAATCATGATTAATAGCTGAAAATACTAATTCTTCAGTAGTAAATGTAGTCATATCACAACCAAAAGATTTCCAAACATCTGACATTGATAAAGCAGCATGAACTACTCTATTAACATGATCAACATATCCACCTGGAAATGCTGAGTGGTATTCTTTTTTATGAGCAGCTGGCATAAGCATAATACGTTCTGCATATGTTTCATAAAATTTAGTTAATTGTTCTTTACGAGGAGATGAAATATGAGTATCAATATTACTCATAAAATCCATCCAATTAGCTTGTATTTTTTCTGCTGTTAATTTCATAACCTATTATTTTATTATAATGAATCTTCTTCACGATCTACAAACATTCTTATATTTGTTGCTTCGTCTTTTGTTTTTTCAATTATTTGTCTAAATTCTTCAACATCTGCATTTGGTCGTTTTAATATAAACAATAACTGTTGTTGTAATCCTTCTATTTTCTCGCATAAACGAATTACATTTTCTTTATTTCTCATCTTTTTATTTATTAATTATGTTATGGGTACCCTTCCCCCATATTACTCTATTCTCTTATTCTTTTACCTCTCTATCCCTTATGTACCTCAATACCTTTTTACCCTGTATTTCCAATATATAAAAAATAATTTGGGGATCCAAGCTACTCTGAAAGATGATTTAAAATCTTTTGAAGGTGGGCACATCTTTCATATTGTTCTGTTTCTATAAAAAAATCAATTCCCGATTGTAGTGTATTATCTAATCCTTTATCTATATAAGTATTAATACTATTTCTATGGGATTCATTTTCTAAATCTATTTTTTTAATATAAGCCCATGCTCTAT